AATTAAACTTCTTTCATATTCATCTATCTTCTTAATATAATCTTCATCATCTCTATATTTATATTTATGTACTTTAATAGCTCTAACTACATTTCTTATACCAATACTTACAAAATTACTCATTTTTATAACCCCACAATCCATAAGTAGCATTAGTTTTAACTTTGTTAAGGGTATGTTCAACACCTCTTACAAATTCTATTAAATCCTTTTCAATACCAACCATTTCATCAAACTTCTTATCAATCTCAATCTTATTAAGTTTATAGATTTCTATCTGTGAGTTCATATCACCTAAATGTTCTTCATAGTATCTCATTATTTCTTGCTTCTTTTTAAGAATTTTATCAATTTCTGAAGATATGTAAGCTTTGTCATCTTGTTTCAAATTAAGATCATCTATTATATTATCAAATACAAGCTTAGTTGCCGTAGTATACCCATTTAAATATGGTGCTAGTACTGCTGGTTTATCTTTTACATTTTTCATATTATTTTCCTCCTATAAATTTAAATTTTACTTCATTTTTTAAAAACTCCATTTTGTAAACATAAACTAAATCATCATTTACAACTGAGTGAACTTCTAGATATCCACTTTTGCAGAAATCTATTGACTTTTTAATTCTGTTAAATGCCTCTATTGTAAGGTCATTTTGTGAACTCATTATAATGATATGGTCATCAGCTTGTAATGGAACATAGTTAAGTTCATCACTATCACTGCTCATTTTAACAAGTTCATTAAAAATACAATCCATTACTTTAGAAAACTCATCACCTAATAAGTTACCATTGTAGATAGCAATACTTACTCCTTTTTTAAATACATAATTCTCCATAATAAATACCTCCTGATATAATTTATTGACTCAATGTCGATTTATAATATGTAATCAATGGCTTTTATAAGAAAAGTATACAAAATCATATTTTCATTTTACTTATTATTGATTTCAAAAATTGCGGAATAAAAAAGTAGAGACCCTCTATAAGACTTTTACATCTTATAGAGGTTGTATTTAATCTCTTTTTACTACAACAGATATATTTAAGCAGGATTATAATACATTACTTGTTGTTATCTCTTAGATAAAGATTCATGCAATTTTTTATTTTCAACATAAGTATCTTGTACACGTTTTAACACAAATTCATATATATCAGTTATTACATCATAAATTGAGTCAGCTTTTAATATTAATATATTAGGTATCTGAATACCATTCTCTTTACAGAAATTTACTATAAGATATTTATCATCTGGTGTCATCTCTGTATCAACCCATTCTGTATAATCATCTATAACAGCTATAGAGTTATCATATTTTACACAGTCTACTACATTTTCTCCTGATATTAACATATAATAAGCTCCTGTAAAAAGTGGATAAACAAATCTGTAAATAAACATTTTCATCTTTATAGACATTTCATATTTATTTTCAAACTTACTTACATCTGGAAGTCTAAGTTCAAAATCCATCCCACAATTAGGGTCATTAAATCCTAGCACTAATCTTTCAATTATTTTCATTATTCCTCCTATGGTATATACTCAAATTCCAATTCTATAAATGATTTACCAAATTCATAATCAGCATATAGTTTCTTACTTATTCCTGATACATATTTTAAAGGGAATTTAGCCTCACTAAAGCTCTTTTTATCCCATTCAAACTCCTCTTCATCTATACTTATATCAACAGTAGATGTCTTATAACCTTTAAGTTTTTCTTTATCCTCTGCTTTAGCATCTATATCACTAACTAAATGTAGCTCACTTTTAAGTATTTTAGTCTTTTTTACTTTAACTACCCAAGCATTAGTATCTTTCCAATCATCTCTTAAAGGGTCAGCCTTACCTTTCATCCATTCACGAAACTTTTCTTGAAAGAACTGTATAATAAGACTTCTAAATAAATCATGTCTTACTTGTGATACTATCTCACTTGGTTCTTGAGAAGCTTCCTCAAATTTAGTCATTAATTCCTCCTCATCTTCTTTACTAAGCTCAATTTTGTACTTAGTAGGTTTAGATGGAGTAGGAATAGTACTTATAAACGGATTATTCATATTATCACTTCCTATCCCATAATTTTACTAAACTAAAACTTGCAACTGGAGTTTTACCTTCATCTGCAATATATGCTTTTCTAAAATCATCATATATCTTTTGATTTTCAGGTGTAAAAAGTATTGATTTACCAATATTTATCATTTTCTTAACTCTATAATCATCCTTCATTCCACTATCTATTATAAGTTGATATAAAAGTACATCAATCCAGAAATAATCAGATATAAGAAATGTCTCAACTCCCAAATCTCCAGTACAGAAAAAATCTAAATATTTACTTATTCCTTCTTTTGTATCATTAAATGTCTTAATATTACTTCCAAATATATTCCTAAGTATTCTCTCGTCATCAATTAAGTTATCTTTCATTATAAAAAAATAATTATTCTCATCAGAGATTATACTCTCAGCATTCAAGTTTACGCTACTTGGTATAGTAGCGTAACTCAAATTCTTGTAATGTTTAATAAGAAATCTTAACTCATCTGCAAACAGAATAGAAGGTTTAAAGTAAATAAAGTTATTTTTAATATCCTGTGGCATAAACATACCACCTTCCTTAGGCATAAGAGATATTCTATTCATAGAATCAACTCTTATAGTATAAGGTGTAATAAGTGAATGCTCCAGTTTTTCAACTATAGAAGTTAAAAGATTATCAAAATCCTGACTTTTTATACGTCTTGCGTTATCTGACAAGATATCAAGACACCATAAATCATAACTAAACACCACATTATTAACAGTAGATACTATACTACTTTTTACTCTTAATTCGTCCATTCGTTATAAACCTCCTTAAAGTTAAGATAGAAAAACTCATCTAGTGCATGTCTTATTCTTTCAAATGATATTCTTGTAGCAATTCTGTTATATGTTTCATCATCAAATATGCTCTTAGTATCACGTCTGCAACTAAATCCAGCAGCATTTTTATGTCCACCACCAGATAAACCATAGGTTTCACCAATATATCTTGCAATTTGAGGAGATTCAACCTCTGTTACATGATAACCAGTATACACAGTTCCACCTGTTTTATGGAATGTTATAACGATATCTACATCTTTATATTCTTCCATAATCTTTTCTTTTATATTTGATGCAAATTTCCATTCAGCTGGAATAAGAGCTATTTTAAACATCTTTTCTAAAATACCACTTGTAGTTGAATCTCTGAAGTAGTTTACAAATCCAGTTAAAGGGTTATTCTTAGCCTCATTATAAGCTACTTCTACAAGCTCTTTATATTTTCTATCACAGTCATTAACCCAACTATAAACAGAATCAGAATTTAAACTTACTCCAGAATCTATAAAAGCTACAAGTATTCTAAGTAGTTCAACGTTATCATCAACTACTTTATCAACTGTACCCCATTTTTGACCTCTATACCATTGAGCATCTCCAGGTTTATATTTTTGTTTCCATAAGAAAGTATCCCAAAGATTAACATTATATGACCATGCTCTTAGATTTCTTTCATAAAGTTGAACTTGCCATAGCTCAGCTTCACTATCTAATCTTTTCATACATGCTCCATAACTTATAGTTGCTCCACAATGTTCTATGTCTGTTAAAACTTGATAGTCAGCTAGTCTGTTTTCACCTATAACAGCAATTATTTCATCTCTAGTTTTAATATTTCCACTATGATGGTCATACCAACTAAATTTAACATTATCTGGATAATCATTGCTAGTAAATGTATCTAGGTTTAAAAACATTCTGTCTGTGATTACAACTTCTATTTCTTTGTACGGATTATCTTTTGTATTCTCTATAAGTCTATTTACTGCGTACTTACAAATAGCAGATGTTTCCGTGTCTCTTGAAGTTCTTTCCATATAGACAGAATAGTCAATGTTCATAGCTTCAGCATACTGCATCATATTAAGTGCTGACGTAACACCATCTAAGTCACTATGTGATACTATTATCATATGTTTATCTGTCCTATTTTCTGATGTTCCTTCAAGTACTAAATACTTTCTCTCATCTTTCCAAAACTCTCCATTTTCATCAACTTTTGCACTCCAATTTCTTCTCATTATAATTCCTCCTACTAAAATATTTATTGTGTCTATTAGACATATTATTATATGTAATTCTTTACTTGATAGTTTCTGCTGGTATTAGTGAGTATCTTTCTCTTAATTTCTGTATCATATATCTATCGTATGATTTGATACTGCTTACTTTACTAAATAAGAATCTGTCTCTTAAGTCAAAGTTATTCTCTTTTGCAAGTTTATAGAAATCAAGATACATATCTATCATAGACTTAGTAGCATAACAATTTTCTATACTTATAAATAACTTATGGAAAGTACCTTTATTTAAAGCATTGATACTAATCGCTCTATCAACTTCATCTGGGTCAAAATCATATTTATCAATCATAAACTTTCTAAATTTTTTAAATCCTATATTCTTAGTTACACATATAAGTTTATATGTTGGTTTGTATTTAGCATCATATAGTTTTATAACATCATTAAAATATCTTATATCAGAACTATTATATTCTCCTCTTTTCATAAATAAACTCCCTACCTTGATTTAATGTATTTGTAGAAGTTAGAACCTTTACGACTAGACTTCTTCTCTTTCTCAATATTTTTAGCTTCAACACTATCTTTTCTATATCCATTTAAATAGTTACTAGCATATTCTTCTGGTATGTCAACACCATATTGATGAATAAATCCGTCTGTAAATAGATTTTCACGTTTACGTTTATTATAAGTATCTATAGTCTGAGTAAAACTCATATCAACTGGATACACTACATGACCCAAATCCCCTCCAACTCTACCAACTCTTGATAAAGTTTGAGTTATCTCAGACCTTGCAAATGTAAACTCTAGTAAAACTATAACTCTTATGTGCTTATCGTCATAACCTCTACCTATTTTTTGTGTAGTAGAAACTATAAATTTCTTATTCTTATTTTCTTCATTCTCTTTTAAACTTTTACTACTATTAACTATACCAATATCATCTTCATCTATTCCAAATCTTTCATGAAGTTTTCTTGCAACTATCTCACAGTTTTCAATTCTACCTACGAAAAATACTATCCTTCCTTCTTCGCTAAGCATCTTTTTCATAAGAGAATCATCTTTAATATACATTTTATCCATAATAAAATCTAAGAATATATCTTTACGAGCAAATATATTATTATACTCTATCTTAAACATAGATTCATTCCAACCACGAATCTTCATAAATTCCTTTCTAGTTGGATTCATCTTACCTCTTATAAAGTATATGTTTTTATTTGCAGGTACTTTAACATCATCTCCTAGATGTAGTACATTCTTATAAATTATCTGAAATACTCTGTTATCTGTTTGTAAGTTCCTATAAGGCGTACCTGTAAGATATAAGTTATATTCAAAGTTAAAATATACTTCAAGTTTATATGTAGTAGACACATTTCTATCTACTTCGTCTATTACTTTCATTCTAAGATTCATTTTATTACAAATAATATCAGATATAGTCTCTATACCATATGTTTTAATTATACTCTCAAGCATAGCCTGAGTTAGAAATAAACCGTTTATTTTATCGTATTTAAGGTCCATTATATCAGAACCTTTCGATAAAACATACATTCCTTCTTTTCCTAAAATCTTACAAAAAGATTCATATCCTTGCTTTATTAAATCACTGTTATACACAATGAATATAAATTTACACTTGAGCTCATGAATTGTATGAGCTGCAAGATAAGTTTTACCTACGTTTTTGACTGACTATGTCTTTAAACTAATAATAGTTTACGAACCGTTTCGGGATAATCCCTACTCTACTCCCTATTAGATTTAAGATTTGCATAACTTAAACCTATTTCTTCCAAATTAGTTAAGTGCCTTACCTCATAGAAGTAGCCGTAATAAAAAGTATCCTATCCCAATAACACCATAAATATGATGCTATCGGGATTTGATATGACTACAACTCTAATTTTATGGGTTTCGATAGTCGATGGACACACATGTTTAGATATTATTTAGATTTTGTTACTACTGTAAGTACTACATCAGTTGCTGAAGTTAAAGAATTGAACTCACTTTGTTCTTTAGTACCTGTTACACCACCAGTAGCAATCCATTTAAGACCATCTCTTTGCTTAGTAGCTGCTTTTTCTGTTTTAATAGTAACAGTAGGCCAAGCTAATCCTTTAAGACCAACTGGACCAGTTGGTGAAGTTCCTGTAAGTTCTATTTCTTTAGAAGCTTGTCCATCTACTAGTGCATCTTCTCCACCTTTAAATGTAACTTTAATCTTTTTATTTGCAGGTGTTGATGGCGCTCCTGATACTTTAGCTTTTATAACTTCTTTCATAGATTTGATTACAAATGCTGCTATAAGTTCTGGTTCAGTTTTAGATACAGACGATACATCTTTTGCAACCATAGAATCAACTGGAACTTTAGTTATAATAGTTTCATCAAATCCAGCTTTATTAAGTTCAAGTCTTAGATGTATTAAAACTTGTTGATTTTCACCCACATTTTGCCAGAACTTAGCAACTTCTGGTTTACTAGATTCATTAGCTTTTTTAACTACTGCTTCAATAAACTTATTTATGTTATACATAACATTCCTCCTTTTTATATTAATTTTATTTGCAAATTTTATCTAAACATACTTTGTTGCTCAACACGTTCTTAGTTAATACATTTTTACTATACCAATAAGCTTTAACTTATTGCCATAAAGATATCACTATCATTTACTTAGTAGTATAACATTATAAACGAACGCTCCAAGCAATTAGATTCGTAAGGGCTTAGTACAACTTAACCCTGGGGCTAATGCAAGAATACATCTTCTATCTTCATTGAATAAAAAATGACTGCTAAGTTTTTTAGCAAGTTCTTTTTGGTGTTCTAGTGGTGGATAAGCAAGATTATAACTTATTAAATCAACCAGTGGTATTTTAACTTGCTTATAATTATACCTAGTTCTAGTAACACTTTGTATTATATTCTTAGATATTTTAGGAATTCCTATAACTGTATCTTCACCACCATCTATTTCAAAGAATGCTTTAGGTATTTGTGCTTTTGTATTAAAGTCTATTATTGAAAGTTTTGACCTTAAATTCAAATATGCTCCGTTATCTAAAGTTGACTTTGGAATATAAAAGGCAGTACTTGTTTCTAGTATATCAAATATAGGAAACACCTCCTTATTATAGAAGAAAAAATAAAAGAAATATAGTCCCTGACTAAATATTTGTCAAGGACTATGTATGTTTATTTATTATCCATAAAGTTAAATAACTCAGTTAAACTACCAAATGTTTTTATTTCATCTTTAGAACCATCTGTTTCAACCATAGGTTCTGCAGATGGAACCCATTTACCAGAATATTTAGAGTAAGTTCTATCTACTATTTCTAATACGGTTGTAGATTCTAATCTTTTCTTTTCCCTTTTCTTTTTACTCATATATAACTCCCTATCCAAGTATTAAATACTTTTTATATTTATTCATAAGTTCTTTACCAATCTTTCTTAGTTTTGCCTTACTTCTTACATCTTTAATATGCAAATTAAGTTTAGTTGTAATATCTTTAAGTTTAATCTTCTTTCTTCTCATCTTTTTTAATAACACTTCCAACACATCCTTTATCAGAAATAAAGTCAACTGAGACAAGTTTCATTGATTTTAAAACTTTTTCTCCATTAACTTCTTCATATTGACCAACTGCTCTTATTCCAAAGTTATGTGCAACATGTGTAAGTCCTTGTGCTATAAGATTATTAGTTACTTTAAAACTTCCATTCATAATTATTTCCCCTTTCTATTAGCTTTTATTATTCTAGTTTTTGCAGGATTAGAATTCATTGTGTCTCTATTTATCTTTATCTTAGAATTCTCTCCTCTTAAAGCCTTATTAGATTTCTTTGCCATTTAAAATCACATCCCTTTATTATTTTTATGGTAATTTTTAGCTTTTATAAGTCTTGCATGAAAATTATATTTACCACTTTCTAATTTATCAAATAATCTTTTACTAAATCCTACTTTTACATACTCTCTACCCATATATCTTTTAATTGCAAAGTATAATAAACCATCTAAAGCAGCATCTGCTTCATGTTTTACCAAAACTCTACGTGTCTGTGATGCCATAAAACTCATGATCGAAGTATATTTATCATTATTCTCTTCTGCAAACTTTCTAAGTTTATCTCTGACTTCATCATTAAACTTAATTAGTTCACTAAGAGGTTTTCCAGTATTATTTACAGCATTTATTTTCATATATCCAACTAAAACTTTTGCCATATTTCTTTTAAGCATTCCAAATTTTGATAAAACTTTAAACTTCCTATTAACTTTCATAACTTTCTCCTTCTATAGTTGCAAGCTCTTCATCATCTAACATACCACTGAAATCATTCATCATCATATCTTTAGTAAAGTATCCATTTAGTATATCATTAAATTCAGTATATAAACTTCCTTTTGCTGTATCTCTTCCTTCTGTAATACTATTATAGAATACATCTGTTTCTACAGGAGTTGCATTTTGTTTTGTAAGTTTAAATACTTTCTTAATATACCCATGAACCATTCCTATACCAATGTTGCTTGATTTAGACGGACTTGTTATATCAGACCTTACATTTACATAATTAAATGTTTTACTATCTTCTGTTGCACGTTTACTACTATCTTCACCATCTCTTAAAAGTATGTATATCAATGTTTCATATTGTATAAAATGGTCAAGTTTTATTCTTTCTTTCATAAACTTAAATAAAAACTTAACCATACCTTCAAAGTCAAGTGTTTTAATATATTCAGCATTTTCTTTAAAGAAGTCATTATTTTGTCCACCAATAAGTTCATAAAATCTTTCAGCATTTGCTATAACAGAGTCATTAGGAATATCTATCTTATAGCTTCCATCTTCACATTCAACTATGTTTTGACCTGTTTCAAATAGTTTTCCATCTACCCATAGTTCATTTTTATATCTTATAGGAAGACCATTTGCTGCTGTTTTTGTAGGTATATGTTTAAGCTCTACCTTATATTTCTTATTAAAATAGATTCTGTCAAATACCATTTTCTTAATATAAGGTGTAGTTTTTATAAACTCTTCTAAGTTCATATCCCTAATATCACCAAAACTTACAAGTATAGCTTTTATTATTGCAACTATAAAGTGCTTTATAGATATAACTCCTTGTACTATTTTGGCAACATCATCTATAATATAAGTTATATAGTTATTATAATGTATCTTATTATCTCTCATAAACTTATTAAAGTGTCCAAAACAGTCAAGACATATATGGTCACCTTTACAAAAAGCTATACTTCTTATATTAATTTCTTTACCAATAAGGTCTTTCCTATCATAATCTACATAACCTACTATATTACCATTATCATCACAGTAATTCTTACCACGATAGAATATAAGTTCTGATTCTTTTTCTATCTTTATCTTCCAAGTTCTATGAGTACCACAATCATTAATAACCTCTCTTGTATCAGCTGAGTTAAGTCTTGCTGGTAGAAGTGCTGATATAACTTGCTTGAACACAGTTCCACCTTCTTTTATATCATTCTTACCAACAAATCTAGCTTTAATACCCATTTGGTCCATATGCATTATATCTTTCTTTTTCCGTAGTCCATTTATAAGAGGGTGTCTTATAGGTTCATGTGCAATATAAGTATTAACTGCATCTGGCATCATACCATATGTAACAGCAAATGTTTGTACTTGAGCAAGATTTGCTTTAACTCCTGATGTAAAATAATATGTTAATGGGTCTATAAATATGTCTCCAGACTCAAATAGTTTTGCAACATTTTTAATTTTACGGTCTATTTCCCAAGGTGTATCAGTATCATTATAAACATCTTTATCTATAATATCACGATAACGTTTATCATTAAGATAAGTATCTATATAACCAAGAAGTCCATGTTGCACTGTAACTATATCATTTCCTATTATTGCAAGTCTATAGAATTGTGATTTTACTCTATCTAGTATAAAAGGAATTGATATTTCTGGCATAAATAAATCCTTATCTCTTAAAAGTGCTCTTAAAACCTTAGTAGAGTATTCTTCAGGCATACCTTTTTCATAAGAAGTAGTAAAGAATAAATCTTTTCTTATTTCTTTTTCTCTTGACACTTTATAACTATCAAACATAAGTTGTAAACATGCATTTACAAATATCTTAGATGCATTACCTTTTATATAAAATCCATCAAAGAATTCCATCATAAGGTCTTCCTTATTGGTTGCATCTTGTCTTATTCTTCTTGCAAGTTCTATTAAATGTTCTTTATTATCAAACTTAAATAATTCCATATTTACCAACTAATCTCCTTTATATCATATTCCACTTTAATAGTACTAAACTCTGGGTTAAAACGAGTTATCTGTCCCCAACCTGTTATGTTACTTTGCTTTTTAAGATAATGCTTTATATCAGAACCTTCTTCTATGAAGTAAAAATCAGAGTTTCCATCATATAAAAAGTACTTATCTTTATGTATAAGTACAAATCCCTCAACTGTAGCTCCGTATGTCTTAGTCTCAGAATCAGATTCATATAGTCCTTTTACATCCATATCTATGTAACCAAGATGTCCTTTTATATCTCTTTCTTTATAAAGTCTTACAAGTTTACCAGATGTAGGATGAAGTACTTTACCACAGTATAAATACTTAAATCTCTTTATATTATCTGTTCTTGTTGTGTGTTCCAAAGTATATCCTTTAATTTTATCTCTTTTAAACACATAATAACTATCATTACTAAATTCATACTCATTCGTATTACTTAGTAAAAACTTCCTATCTTTCATTCTAACTAAAGGTATACTTGGTAAGCTTAGTTTAAATGCCATTAAAATCGCCTCCATATTTAACTAAAATATCATTTACTAAAACATATTGCTCATTTTCTTTTCCATAAAACTTATTATCTATTGGATTTATATTAAAACATGCATACATAACAGGTGGCATACCTTCAGTAAATCTAACTACATTTTCTACAGTAAGTAGTTTAACCTTTTTAGTATCATTATCCATTGCAAGTATTCTCATTCCAGGATATAGTTTATGTATCTTAATGCTTACAAATCTGTCTCTTGATATAATATACTCTCTAAATTTATCAACAGTATCTACATATGTAGGAACTCTAAATTCAAGTTTATTAGATGTTTGACTTTTAGTAATCTCACATGTAGCCTCATCAAGACTAGCTGCCTTTCCTTCATAAAGCAAAACTTCATGGTTTGGTGTACCAAAAAGCTTAATATCTTTATCTTCAACGAATTCAACCATATAAGATATATAAAGAGTCATTACTTTTATACTATCTGTAAACTCTCCTACATGTGAACCAAGTTGATTTACTCTAATGTCAGACAGTTTTAATACCTCAGGTTTAGGCATTTGAATATGGTCAATCTTTATTATATCACCTCTTTTAGTTTTATCAAGCCAAGTAGTAAGTAAATCTTTAGTAGAAACCTTTTCTCCATTATTAACACTAAGTTTGCTGTTGTCTAATTCAATTATAAACATTTTATTTCCTCCTTTTTCCAATTTATTATTTAAGTTTGATTCATCCTATTATATTTACTTAAGAAAAAATAAACAGGGAATTAACCCTGTTTATCTTAACTAGCAAGATGTTTACACTTATTCATAAGTTTAAGTGTCTCAAGTGCTATCTTAAGTGTTTGTACTTTATTATTTTCTTCTTTTTCCATTATTTTTTCTACTTTGTTTTTAAAATTAGTCTTATCTTTATTCTTCATCATCAATCACCTCTGCAACTTCTCCATCTTTATCCTCTATCAGAACTCTACTTGGTGTAGAATCATCTCTTTTTGAACTAAATGCAGCTCTAAGTTCAGCATCTTCTGCAAGTAGTGCTCCTAATCCAAATTTAACTATGTTATACCAAGGTGTTTTTGTAATATCAATATCTTTCTTTTCAACTCTTTTTTCATCATATGTCGCTAGTTCATTACAATATTTCTCATTCATATTAATAACCCCCTTAAAAATGTAAACTTCATCCTAGTTATAAATTCATTCTTCTCAATATCACTAAGTATACCTTTTTTCTCTTTCTTAATTAACATATTGCACTCTTTTATCAATTCATCAATTGACTCAACGTGTTCAGTAAGATTCTTTAACTTTGAATCATAATATTCATCAATGTCATTAACCTCTGCTACCTTTATACGTTTATATACTTCTATTCTTTTATTTCTTGACCTAACCTCCATTATTCCTCCTGTTTTAATTCTCCTTGATGTGCTCTTATTATAGATTCTCTGTAAATGTTATAAAATAAAGTTAACCAATCAAAATTTTGTAAAGTATATCTATTTATAAATTCTATCTCTTTAATTTTTAAACTAAAAGAAGACTCATATATGATTGCAGGTAGATTTCTTTTATTTTCTTTATCCATTTTTGCCATCCTTTTCAATCATATCTATTAATAAATTATTACTATTTATAAAGAACTCAAAGTCTTTATAAGTTTGACTTCTGAAGTGCTTTAACATATCAGTTCCTTTAACTATTGCTGATTCTATATATCTTCTAGTTACTATGCACTCATCTGTATCAGTATAGTCCATTTTATCTTGAATACTTGATAGTTTTTGTAATATTGCTCTTATTTTATAAGCAAAAGAATCTTCATTATAGTTTGGACTATATCCTCTATATAGACTATTAATTTCAAATAATATTGATTTAAATTTATTTATCTCTGGTTGTAATTTAGAGTAAATAGAATCTAATTCTGTTTTATAAATACTATAGATGTAGTCAATCCAAATGTTATCTGGTATGTCTTTCTTATGTCTTTTAAATGGTCCTCTATACATATCAATTAAGTTATTAATAACTAACTCTTGAGAGTACAGTTTTTGACCAAGTTCTGAATTCTTTGGGTCTTTATACATAGAGCCTAATCTACCTTCTAAATAAAGATATCTTATTCTAGATAGATGAATTCTTACATTCTCTAGTCTAGTTATATCACAAACCTTGCCATAATCTTCAAATCTTTCTTTTTTAAAGAATTCTCCTGGTGTTCTGTAACTCATAACTATACCTCCTTATTAAAGATAACATAAATTTCTTCACATATAACTTTAAACTCTCTAAATCTTTCATTGTACTCAACTGAACACTTATCAAGGTATTCTTTATTTTTATTATACATTTCAATATTCTCTTCTTCTGTTAAAATCTCTTCTCCACCATATACTTCTAGTATATTATTTGTAGTTGCTGCAAGTTTATCTCTAAATTCATTAATTCTATCTGCTAGTTTATCTAAATACTCTTTAGTAACATCACTTCTTTTAGATAATAAGTTATGACTATTTATAAGTGTATTTCTAAGTATAAGAGATGTTTCAGCATAATCATCTGGACTTATATACTTACCTGTTTCTATAACACTTTCTTTACTCATTAAATAATTTAATGCAAATCCGCCATTTTCTTTCATTTTATTCCTCCTACATTATTTATTTTCTTTAGTTCTTTGTTTCTCCTCTTCGTCTAGCACTCTATTATAAATAGCATTACTGCAAAACTGTTCAAATGTAATACTCTTTCTTTTACATATTTCATTTATTCTTTCAATTAAATTATCGCTCAATACTATCCTGTTATTCATATTCCATGCTCCTTCCATTTCTTAATCCAATATAATATGTCTGGTTTATCGTTATATAGTCTCTCTAAATACTCTTCTTCAGTTTCATCTGCATGTTTAGTATTAGACGGATGTACACTAATAATATCTGGATTTAAATCATCTACGAACATAATCTCATCCTGTGTTCTTATTACTGTAATATGACCTGGACTTGGTCTTCTAAAATCTGTAAATCTTATTGTGAATTCATCATCGTCTTTATTAGTCAAATATCTCACCTCCTATGCGGAACAAATTAAAAACGAGTAGGTTTTACCCTACCCGTTTATTTTACTAACTTATTCCTATAACTATATCATTTGCTTGTAAATCTATTCCCTTTACACCAAGTGCAGACCTAGATACAAGTTTTATGGTATTTGTATCACATACTAAGCTTTTACCCATCTTAGTATATATAAGGATAGATTCCTCACTTGTTTTTCTTATCATTGCAACTATTCTGTTATTATGTTTAGTTTGTGTACATTTAACTCCAGCTCCATTTCTATTCTGTACTTTAAACTCATCTGGGTTACATCTTTTAATATAACCTGATTCTGTTACAAATACAACTGGAGTATTACCATCAACTCTACACATAGAACTTACAAAGTCTTTCTCATCTTTATCAAGTTTTATACCACTAACTCCTACAGCTCCAATTCCAGTTGGTTTAATCTCATTACTATCTATTCTTATACACATTCCATTATGTGTTGCTATAAGAATATCTCTTTCTTTAGAGCTATTTGGAATTATAACTATGTCAACTATTTTATCAGCACTGTCAACACCTATAAGGTTTTTACCATTTGCATTAATCTTCTTAAGATTCTTAAGGTCTGTTGATTTTACCATTCCTTTAACAGAACAGCTAATAAGGGTTCCAAATTCATTATTATTTACAAATACAAGAACTATATTCTCACTATCTCTAAGGCTTAGTAAGTTTCTTGCAAGTGCTCCTCTTGCAAGTTTTGATACAGTATCAATCTCATAAGCTTTCTTAGTATAGACTCTTCCTTTAGAAGTTAAAAATACAAGTTGCTGTCTTGCTGTCACATTAAGTACTTGCTTAATCTCATCTCCTTCTAGTAAAGTTCCTACTGAATTTCCTTTTCCTCCACGTCTTTGTTCCTTATCAAGAGGTTCTGTGCGTTTTATATAACCTTTTTGTGTCATTATAATAGTACACGGTTCATCAGGAATTGTATCCTCTTCTGTTATGTCATCTCTTTTCTTTTGTATCTTTGTTTTACGTGTAAGATAGGGTTTAGCTTCTTTGATATTTCTTATATCTTCCCATTCCTTAATCATGTACTCATCTACATCTTTATTAGATTTAGTTCTTGTAAGTCTTGTAAGTGTTTTAATTTTCTCTTTTACTTCTTTTTCCTCTTCTCTTGCATCACTCATATTAAGCTTAGTAAGTCTTGCAAGTTTAAGGTCAAGTATATACTGAGCTTGAGGTTCAGATAATTTAAAAGACTTCATAAGTTCTTCTCTTGCAGAAGATGTATCTTTTGCATTACGAATAATCTTTACGGTTCTATCTATATCTTTAGTAACTATAAATAAACCTTCAAGTATATGAAGTCTATCTTCATTCTTCTTAAGCTCTATCATAAACTTATTATGAAGACAAGATTCTCTAAAGTCAACAAAACTTTCCATTATGTCTTTTATATTTACTTTCTCTTTAAACTTACCTTTTACAAGTAGGTTTGCAAGAGGTTTTAAAGTCTTTTCAAAAGGAGTTTTATTTATAATAAGATTTATAACCCTATCTACATTTTCTCCTTTAGGTAAATCAATACAAACTCTAATACCACCTTTTTGAGTAGTTTCATCTCTTATATCTTTAATGTTTACTTCTCCTGCATCTACAAGAGCTCCTAATGATATAGTTATGTCTGATATATAAGTTCCATAAGGAATAGAAGTGATAACTATTCTTTGATTTCCTTTCTTATCTTCTTCTATTTTATACTCTCCTCTAAGTCTTATATATCCATCACCACTTGTATAACATCTTTTAAGACCATCTGTTCCATTTATAATACCTCCTAATGGAAAATCAGGTCCTTTTATGATTTCATACATCTGTTCAGGTGACATATTTCTATTCTTTATATATGCAATACATAAATCAATTACATCACCTAGATTATGAGGAACCATATATGATGCAAATCCTACACCTATACCCATATTTCCATTTATTAGAAGGTCTGGTAATACTTCTGGTAAATATTTAGGCATAGTTGTAGTGTCATCATAGTTAGGTTGATATTCAACCACATCTTTTTGTAAATCTTTAAGAATAATCTTTTCTGCATACCAAGACATTTTTGCTTCTATGTATCTTTGGGATGCAGCCGTGTCACCACTAATTGACCCAAAGTTTCCATTTGGGTCAATATATGGTATATTATTATTAAAGTCTTGTGCCATATTAACTATGGTTCCAACTACTGATTGGTCTGAATGAGGGTGATATTTCCCTAAAACTTCCCCTGTTATTCTTGCAACCTTAACATGTTTACCAGAAGATGTAATACCAAGTTGATTCATTGCATATAATACTGTAAGTGATGATGGTTTTTGGTTATCTTCTGCATTAGATATTGCTCTGTCTTGTATAACTGCATAAGCATAACCTGAGTAACTTTCTTGTATATCATCTACTATATCAACTTCATCAATTATTTCTGCCATTACATTCTCCTTATCATTTCTTTTCTTATAGATGAGTCATTTCCCATAATACCAGAAATAATCTCATCTGTTTTTACTTTGTCTTTCATGACTATTCTAGTTAACCTGAAGTTCTCAGGATTTAGAGTAGTCTCGAATAAGTCACTTGGATTGAGCTCTCCTACGAATAGAATGTTAATTTTTTAATCACATCTACTCCGACTATATCTTCACCTCTAATAGAGGGTACACCATTTCTTATTATATGAGTGCATTTAACTCAAAACCTTATCTTCTATAAGGAAATTTACTCTTGTCGTATGTCTCCACACAACTGCCTAGTCTGTGAACGTTAAATTATATTTCTATAAAGTCTTCGCTACTGATTATTCATTTAGGCAACACTTTGGTATCCTAAAGACCTCCCAGTATAAAAATGTATTTTTCCAAAACATTGCTGCTTTTTGGGGCTAGTTTTCGTCAACCCTTTGAATCTCGTTATCTCGTAGTTACTTATTCCTTTTTTATTAAGTTCTTTTAACTTATCTTCTTTATCTTTATCTGTTTTGCAATAGTAAATATTTTTGCCTTGAATGATTCTATATAAAGGTGGATTAGCAGAATATAGTTTCCCAGCTTCTATAAGAGCAGGCATAAATCTAAAGAAGAATGTAGTTAATAAAGTTCTAATATGATATCCCGAATAGTTATTAACCTGTAGTTTTTTATCTACAGCTCTGGAGGTCACCCTCATTTTCATCTAGTGGTCAATTCCACTCCAGTCTAGCGTACGTTTTTACCACTCACTTATAAATACGGTTATAAGTGGGATACTCTGATAGGACAGCCTCTTGGAAGTATTATATTCTTGTAATCCTATTACAAGGTTCAACTTCTACGCGTTGTGTTTGACTAAGTCTTTACTCTTAGCCTTCAATCTCAAGTTAGGTCAGTACCTCCTTGCTTCATTCTATCCTAATAATCCATAATATACCTGAGTATCTTTCATTATGGACGACGGTTTATTAACTGACGACATCAATATCTGCGTCTGTGCATATTATAATTTTCCCATATCTCATTTTATTTACATCAAATGTATCAAGGAAACCTGCACCTATTGCATTTATTAGTGACTTCACTTCTTCATTCTTTAAGACTTTTTGTAAGTCTTCTTTCTCTACATTTATTATCTTTCCTCTTATTGGAAGTATTGCTTGTGTTGCTACATCTCTACCTTGCTTAGCTGACCCGCCTGCACTATCCTTTGTGTCATCTAGGACGCAACTCCTAAACAGTTCCCTTATGAACTTCACCATTTGGTGTTTGGACTATATCTTTTCTCCCTCCGTTTCGATTTAAATAGGTTGGCATTTATAACCTTACCGTCATAAGCTTACGGCTCTACATACGTTATACCCACTTTTATTATTTACTGAGTATAACACCCTAGTACTCTGAACACATTTCTAAAATTTACTCTACTAACTTATACACACCTTCTCTAAATTCTTCAAAATCTATTTTACTTGAACCTGCATCTATAATAAGCTTATCGAGATTCGCTGCCTTGGTCTCATTTATATTTATATTATTAGTATCTAATAATACAGTCATACAAACATAAGCAGTTCTTTTATTACCATCACTAAATGGATGATTAGCAATTATATTGAATGCAAGTCTAGCTATTTTATCTAATACAGTAGGATAGAATTCAAATTCACCAAATGATTGGTAAATACCTTCAACCGAAGACTCTAGTAGATTTCTATCTCTTATACCTTGAAGACCTCCATATTGAGAAAGTACTCTATCATGTATCACTATTACTTCTTCTACTGTAATCATGATAACCTCTTGATAGTTTTGTCATATTTTGCAAAAACTTTATCTATACTTTTATTTAATTTATCAGAACCTATAGAAGTTCTTTTGTTTTTAGAAGTACTCTCAGTTCCGACTACTTCTACTTTCATTTCCTTATAAGGATTGAATTTCATATCTATCACCTCTTTTATTTTTATTTTAGAGTATTTTTTTTAGAAACTTCGCTGCGTCGGTTGTGTCCATAACTGATGTTTTCACTATGCTACTTACCACTATTACGGTCGTAGTTTTATACTATATCACTATGTATAAGTAGTAACCAGTTATCATTGACAGTTTCCCGCAATTAGAAGGGTTTAACGAGAGCAATAGTTTATATTAATCTACCCTCAACTATTATAAGCATTCTGTCTTCTACTTTAGTATGACTTGAGCAGTCTGCAAGTTTGCCTTTAAACTTATCAACCATACTTTTCTTAGTATCAGAATTTGCATCTTTTATTTTACGTATTTCTTCTCTTTGCTTTCTAGTTTTCATAATCCTATTAAGTATTATATTTGCTTCTTTAGGATTATCTGTTAAGTATAGTTCAAGTGCACTATATGTGCTACTGCTAACCATACCTACAAGCTCTGGGTTATTTACCTTTGCTTTAGTTTGACCTTCAAACTCAGGTTTACCCATCTTTACAGATACAACTGCCATAAGACCTTCAAGAACCTCAGAACCTTCAAAGTTTTGGTCCTTATCTTTAAGAAATCCTGTATCTCTTGCAATCTTGTTTATAACTCTTGTAAGACCAGTTCTAAAACCTTGCTCATGAGTACCTCCGTTTATCATACGAAGATAGTTTACATAAGACCTTATGTTATCTTGTGATTTATCATGATAAGCAAGAACTATCTCTACTTTATCAGTTCCTTCTCCTTCTTTTGCTGGTCCTTCTCCTGTAAAATAGAAAGGTTTACATATTAGACTACGTTCTGTTTCTTTTGCTATTTTATCAAGAAGTTCTGTTATTCCTCCTTTTGAATAAAATACTTGTTGCTCTCCAGTACGCTCATCAGTAACTGTAAACTTAAGTCCACGAGTTATATAAGCAGCTCCTAGACAGAAATCACATATTTGGTTAAATTTAAACTCTTGTGTTGCTTTAAATATCTTTGGACTTGGTTTAAACTTAACTATAGTTCCTGTATCTAGTGATTTACCAATCTCTTCTACTGGTGTAAGTACTTTACCAAAGGAGTATCTTTGTCTAAATACTTTTCCTTCACGATGTACCGTAACTATTGCATCGTCTGATAAAGCACAAACTGCTTTACATCCAATTCCATGAAGTCCTATACTATGTCCATAAGTAGAGTTATCAAGCTTTCCTGTTGAGTTCATAACTGTAAATAGAACTTGTAGTGTTGGTATTCCATATTTCTTATGTGGAGCTACTGGAATACCTCCTCCATTATCTTCAATTGAAATATATCCATCTTTTGTAATAACTACATTTATATCAGTACAAACACCACGAGCATATTCATCTATTGAGTTTGAAATGATTTCTATTGCAAGATGATGAAGTCCGATATTATCTGTATTTCCTATATACATAGCTGGACGAAGTTGAAGTGGCTCTAACCCTTCCATTACCTCAATTGCATCTGCTGAGTAAGATTTACTCATTTATATACCTCCTTTATTTTGAACTTAGTTCAACTGATTCTAGATATTTTATGTATTTATCTAGTTGTGCTTTTACTTCGGAAACTCTTTCTTCTTCTACAAGATAATAAAAAGAAACCTTCTCTCTTGTAATTTTTTGATTTCTAGTCTCATCATAGTAATCATAAATATTATGAATTGGTTGATAAGCTAGAGTAAGATGAAGTCTTATAAATTCTTTAAGCATTGCATTTATTTTATCTGTAATGCAGAATTTAGAATTTCCACTTGCATAAAGTGTGCCTTTAACAGACACACTTTGAATAAGTTTTCTAACTTTTGGTTTAAACTCTTTTTCCTTTTGATATAATGTTTTCTCTCTTTCTTGTTTAACACCAAACTTTCTAGGGTCAAGTTCACGTTTTATGTTCTTAGTTCCCTTTCCGATGTTAAATTTTCCTTCTTTCTTTGCGTACATAACTAATCTCTCCTTTTTATATTAATGTTTTTAGATTACTAATAAGTGTTTTGTGTATTGCTTTATATGCAAAAGCAACTACGTCTTCTTTATAAACTCTTACTACCGAAGTAAATGTTGTATACTCCTTAGTATGTTTAACTTTTGTTAAATTAGAACTCATATCAGTTCCTATATCTCTTAACATTTCTTTTGAACTTGCAAGTAACTCTTCTCTTGTATCTTCTATTCTTTTATCTTCAGCAAGTTTAAGCTCTTCTGTTTTACATACAAGCAATGTTTCTTTTATAATATCTTTATTTCTATTATATGCTTTATTAAAGTGCTGTTTAGTCCCAGCACCTGCATATGTATTATAGTATTTTTTCCATACTTCTGCTTTATCTTTACCATGTATATTTATTTTCTTAGTTTCAACCACATATTTATAATAAAGTGCCATTGCAGCTACTGATGCTTTATGATTATGAGTTAGTTCATTAAAACTTATCTTTTTGAAATCAATTCCATTTGCTTTAAGTTTTTCATAAGTTTTACTATCTTTAAGAACTTGTTTTTTAATAAACTTAAAAGCAACTGGTGTTATTTGAGCTATTCCATGTTTAGAACTTCCTTTATAAGCACCTAAATCTGTTTCTGCTGATAATGTACCAAGCATAATATCATTCCATTCATCATGATATGATTCAAATACTAACTTTGTAGTATCATATACTATTTCTACAACCTTTTCTTTTTCTATTCCATAGTTTCTTAATTTAGCTGCCATACTAGACAAGCTAAACAACACAAATATAATTCCTATAATTCTTTTCATAACATTATTCTCCTTTATTCATCTATTTTTATTAAGTTATTTGAACTTCCTTGTACTTTAGGTAGTTGACCATTCCATTTTTCAATAGTCATCTTTCTAAGTAGTTGTGGAGTTAAAGAATTACTTTCTATTTCATTTGCTTTTGCTTGCAATTCTTTTTCTCTTAGTGCATATTCAGCAAGCTTAACTCTATTTTCAGCTTCTACTTGTGCTTTTGCTGATTCTGCCTTAGCTGTTTCAACTTTCTGTTCAGCAACCTTTTTAGCTTCAATTGCCTTTTCATACTCATCACTAAAATCATGGTTTACAATAGATACATTTGATACAACCATTCCATATCTTGCAAAGTCATCTTGTAAATCATTAAATATTTCAGTAGAAATTTGTGCTCTTTTAGTTACAAATTCTTCTATAGTGTACTTTGCAATAGTTGCTTGTACTATTTCTTTAACTCTAGGACGAACAAATCTTTCTTGATACTTCATTCCAAAGTTTGTATAAAGTTTTTCTGGGTCTTGTATATTTGCTTGAACTGTAAATTCAAGTTTTATACTTTGCATATCTTTAGTTGATACCTCAAGTGTAGTATCTTGTTCATCTGTTTTACCAAAGATATAACTCTTTTCTCTAGTTTCCATAAATACCTTAGATTGAATAAGTGGGTATTTAAAATGTAATCCTGGTCCATCTACTCTTGATATATTACCATTTGTAGATACTATTGCTACTTCTCCTGTTTGTACTGTGTATACATTAGTTAGGTAAACTATAAGTCCTACAAGTATAATAGCACCAACTGCTCCAAATTTAAATACTCTTTTAACATTAAAATCTCCTTCATCATTAACAAAAAATCCCATATTTATTTCCTCCTTTATTATATAAGTCTATCTGTTACAATTTTAACTACATCTAAAAGTCCATCTACTACAAGTTTAACTATTAGTATTTCAATAAATGTTCTTGTCATCACTCAACTCCTAACGAACTAGTCATATCTTTAATTATCTTATTTTCTTTTTCTTCTTTTGAATAACATGATTCTGTTCCTATTGATAATAGTTCATAATTAAATGCATTATTACCTTGCTTAGATTCATTAGTAGGAACTTTCCTGCTATTTGAGCTTGAACTTGTATTTGGTGTTATAATTCTAGGTATCCAATAAACCATATCTTATTCCTCCTTCTTTATTCTCTTTATAAGTTCTTCCATTTCTTTTTCAATTTCTTTATCTTTTTTATCAGTAACGTATCTTGAATATTCAAGATAGCTTACTCCTAGTAAATATGCTACAGTTAACAGTATAGTTCCTATAGTAAATCCATTCTTTACAAATACAGCAGTTACCACAAGTGCATATATAGAAAGTCTAATATAGATTGAATTAAACATCTATTTATCCTCCTTATCATTATTATTCTTATTACTATACTTTAATGTAACGTATACTATTATACCTGCAAATACAAAACATACAAGTATATACATTAGTATAAATAAATATATTTCATCCAAATTAACATCTCCTTTTAAAAGTAATCTTTATCATCTACTCCATCAAACTCATCCATATCTACATCTGAGTCTCCTTTATCAACAGCTCCTACTTCTTCAACATCATATAATTCATAGTCACCGACACCTAAATCTTTATTATAAGTATATGGTATTTTATAAAGAGTAGCACCATATTCACAAGTTGCAACATCAAGTGCAGTATCTTCCGTCATATGTTGTAGTGCTTCTTGTATATTAAGTCCACTTGTTTCTTCAACTTCATCTATATACTCATTACATGCATCTTCTATAAATTCATGTATATCTGTATATAAAAATGGGTCACTATATTCACTCATAATAACTATATAACCATTTTCTTTTGCTTTTAACTCTAATTCTCTCAATATGTCATCTATCATATTTAATTCCTCCTTTTAAATGTTAAATAAGTTTACTTCTTCTGCTTTGCTACTAAAACCAGTTCTATCATTTCCTATATTATATAGATATGGTATTCTATACAACTTAGCATTAGGAAATTGTGCTTTTACAAAATTGTATCTTTCTTGTGAATCTTCTAATTTATTTATACTTTCTATTATATCAGATTTACTACTAAATGGATTTCTTTTATCTTTATATTCCTCACAAGAACTATAAATAAAGTCTCCAATAGTTTCAAAATTATCTGGTTCATGTTTCTCAGAAAGTATAAATATATGACCATTTCTTTTACCCATTCTAAGCATTTCTAGATATGTTTCATTCATATCTCTTTCCTCCTGTTAATTTAATATTCTTCAATAATATAAGCTATTCCGAAAATTGCCGACAGTACTAGATATAGGGTTATCATAAAACCCACCTCCTTTTAGACTTAGTTTTGTCTTAATTTTAGACTCATATGTATCTTAGTATTAGAATGATTGATTATTCGATTTTAAGGGTATTATAGTGAATCCTGAGGGGTGATTAAATACGAAGCTACATTAAATCAAACTATGATATATAAGAGTTTTTATGGAAGACTTTACGAAGAAAATGGGTATTTCTAGTTATTTTAATACTTATATATAATAAAGTGTAATA